ATGAGTCTCAGCAAGTAGCTAAAATAGCAGAGCGCATGTATTACCAAATGGTGCAAGAATACGACAATATCTTGTTCACTATGGATGAGTTAACTCTAGAGTCTTTGTCGGATGTTACCCGTCCTAATTATATGCTGCTACCTGAAAGAGTACAAAAAATACAAGAAAGTAAAGTATGGTATGATGTCTCAAAGGAAGCTGGTGGCTTAGAGTATAGACTTGTACAATACCTACCTCCTCTTGACTTTGTTGAACACAGCTTGCATTCTGACACTTCAGATTCTATAATAGTGGAAGGTTTCAATGGCAGCAAAATGTCTATTAAGACTAATCAGTTCCCTACTTATTTTACCTCTTTTGATAATATCCATGTTGTATTTGATTCTTATAATAGTGAATACGATACTACCCTTCAAGCAAGTAAGACGAGATTTGTAGGCTCACAAGAAAAAGTATTCTTACAAGAAGACTCTTTTGTAATACCTATTCCTAACCATTTATCTGAAACGTATTTAGATATGTTTCTTAATGAAGCTCTTACTCTTGTACATCAACAGCCAATAGGGATGATTTCTCAAAGGGCTAGAGCTAAAAAAATTAAACTTCAACAAGACAACCGTACAATAGGTCAAGGTAGAAGTAAGACATCCTATGGTAGAAAAGGTTTAAGTGGAAGTTACGTACCTAGAGGACATGGTGAGTAATGAGTATTGAAACCGAATACAAACTTATTTTTGATGGTTTATATAAATGGAGTAGAAGTGGTAAAGTTGCTGAAGCTCTTAATGGTAGTTTTTTAAGACGAAGAGATGCTTTACGGGCTTTTGAACTTTACGAATTAAGTAAAGAACCTGCTATATCTTCTGTTGAAAAAGAAGTTAACTTAGAAACTTTAAATTCTAAAGTAGATTTATTAAAGTGGGCAGAAGCAAACGGATTATCTGTACCAGCTAAATACAAGCAACCCAGTGCCATTAAGAAGTTTTTAATGGGTGGACATAAGGATTAAAGATGCCTAGAGCTTCAGGTCAAAAAGACTACCTTTCTTTAATAAAAGGTTTAAATACAGAGTCATCGGCTTTAACTTTTCCTGAAGGCTTTACAGCGGATGAATTAAATTTTATAGTTGATAAAGACGGATTAATTCGTAAAAGAAGATTAGGGTTTGAGGAGTTAGTTACACCTTTTACTGTCACACGTAATGAGGCAGAAATAGAAAATGTATTTTATTGGAGAGGTCCATCTATTGTATGTGTTATTGTTACAGATGCTACACCTCAAACAGCTATTCGTTTCCATGCGGTAGATGCCGATTTTACATTTATATCTGAAACAATTCTATCTACATCGGTTGTTAAAACACAATTTGCAGAAACAACTAACTACTTAGCTATTACTACAGATACAGGAGAGAGTCCTGTTTTGTGTAAATATACGGAGTTAACTAAAGAGATAACTCTTAGTAACATAAATCTTCATGTACGGGATTTTGAATTAGTAGATGATGGATTACAAATATCAAACAACCCCACAAATTTAACTGACAATCACGAATACAATTTATATAATGTGGATTGGCATTTAATAAGACCTGATGCGGAGGCAGCTCACGCTGATAAACGTGTTATTACAGCTTATTTTGATTACACAGGTGTTTATCCAAGCAATGCTCAAGTAGCTTCTATTGGTGTTATTATTAATAGTAATGGAAATACAGAGTTTTCTTCTAAAGATGTAGAAGGAGCTAACTTTGGTAATAGTAAGGCAGGTAGGGGTCACTACGTTTATAACGTTAACGCTTTTGATAGGAATGTAAGAATGCTTACTCCTAATATAGATGGAGCGCCTAATACAACTTTAACTGCTCTTGGGTCAACTTCTTTTCCTTCTATCCCTACTTACAACCCTGATACACCTACTGACCCAACTAATCCTGATGGTGGTGGAGGGATACCCCCTTATGAACCATTTGATGATCGAGATCTGAAATAATGGTAACTACAAAATTAAGGATGTCACATGGCAGTAGATAGCCCTAAAAAAGATTTTAAAAACCCAGTGTCTTGTGCAGGGGCTTTTGGTCGATTCTTTTATGCTGTAGATAGTTTAGTGTATTACAGTCAGGTAATGCAAACAGAAGATGATGCAGGTAGATGTTATCAACAGAATGACCCTACAAGCACTGAATTTCCAGATTTACTAGATACAGATGGTGGTGTATTAGAGCTAGAAGATACTGTGCGTATAAAAGCTATGCAGGATTATAGTGCAGGTATTCTTATCTTTGCTGGTAACGGTGTTTGGTATATAGGTAATCCTGACGGAGGATTTAAAGCTACAGCCTTTAACGTAGAAAAAGTTACAGACCGTGGTATAGATAGTCCTCATAGTATTGTATCAGCAGGTAATGAGATATATTATTTTTCTAATAATGCTATTATGCAATTAAGTATTAACCAGTTTGGTACAGTGGATGCCGTAGATATTACCGAAGCATCTATACGTACACATTATTTAACTAACCTTGTAGGTAAAGATGCTAAAGGTGTATACAACTCTGCTAATAAACAATGTGAGTGGTGGCTACCTAAAATAGAAGGTAGAGGATTAATCTTAGACACAACTATAGTAGCATTTTATCCACAAAAACAACAAAGTCCCACTTATAAGCTTAGTAGACCTTTTACTGTAGCGAATGCTCTTTACTATCCATCTTCTATTCAAACAGCTACAGATGTTATGTACTCTTTTTCTTTTCGTAAGAACACCTTGTTTAAAGATTTTGGTACAGACCAAGATGCGTACCTTGTAACAGGGTATGAGACACTAGGTAAATTTTCTAATAAGAAAGCTGTATCACAAGCTAGAGTGTTTTTTAATAAGACAGAAAAGAATATAACAGGATATGGAACAAACAGTTATATCTTTGATTACCCTAGTAGTTGTTTATTTCAAGCTCGTTGGGATTTTGATAACAGCGCAGTGTATGGAAAATACACAGGAGTAATTAATGGTGTAGGCAAAGGTAAAGTTATGCAATTGTATAAACCAATGCAAAGAGGATTCATACCTGATGCTTATCCTTATGTATTTGATACAGGAGAAAGTATTTTATCTAAGAAATTTAATATTCGGGGTAATGGTGATGCTGTTCAATTCGTATTTCAAACAGAGCCAGAAAAAGATATGCAACTCTTAGGGTACTCCGTAGGTTACACCATGAGGGCTAGAATGTGATTAGTCAAATGATGGAATTTGTAGAAGGCCAGACTATTTTACAAAAAGCTTTTTCTTTACAAGAAGCTATGGAGGATATACCCGAAGATGAGAAACTTACAAAAGAAGATTTAGAGCCTATTCATTATTTTGCAGATGGTATGTACCTTCGTTCTTTATTTATTCCTCAAGGAGTAGCTGTCGTAGGTGAGATGCATAAGTATTCCCACTTCACTATTTTAGCTGAAGGTACAAGTACGATAGTTAGTCAAGATGGAGAAGTTAAAGCTGTAGCACCTTTTGTATTTACTTCTACACCCCATGCTAAAAGATGTGTATATGCTGATACAGATTGTACTTGGATTACTGTACATTTAAATTTAGATAACTGTACTGATACCGAAGAAGTGGCAAACAGGCATATTATTACAGATAAAAAAGAACTATTGGAGATATTAAAATGACTTTTGGTATATCAGCAGCTACCTATGCTGCGGTTGCAGCCGCAGCTACTGTGGGTTCTCTTGTTGTTGGGGAGAAGTCCCGTAAAGCGCAACGGAAAGCAGCTCGTAATCAGGAAGGTGTAAGGAGAGCGCAGCAAGCCAGAGAGCAGATGAAAGCTGTACGAGAGCAACGTATAGCTCAAGCACAAATAGTCCAAGGAGCAGCCACAGGAGGCATTTCAGGGAGTAGCGCAGCGCAAGGTGGGTATAGTGCTGTTGGATCACTTACAGCAGGTAATTTACAATTTGGTAATCAGATGGATTTCTTTCAAACAAAGATTGCAGGTAATATGAATAAAGCGAGTCAATATTCAGGGCAAGCATCTATGTTTGGAGCAGCTTCGAATTTAGCAATGATGGGCAGTAGTCTGGTTAATACGTCTCCAGCTACTCCAGCAGCATCATCAGGAAGTGGTTATGGTGTGCAGGGTGGAATGAGTGGCTCTAATGCAAGTCATGTTTCTAGTGGGATTTTTTCTAATCCTCTTCCTCCTTCACCTTTTGGAGGGTAATGTAAATGCGTCAAGTAGAAACAAAAGAAGGTACAATTGAGTCGCAACCTGAAGCTAAAGATAATCAAGCTAAGGCTGTAGAGAAGGCTAAGGACTTAAAGGCTAAGGGTTATACTCTGGATGATATTCGTAAAGCTGGAGCATTAGAAACAGAACTTGTCTCAGATAAACCTACTACAGAAGCAGGGAATAGCACCTTAAGCCGATTTAATCCTGAAGCTGTCAAATCCCTAGAGACTGCTTTTGAAGCCCTTGAGATGGAAGAAGGAAAAGCTGGAGCAAAGAAAGGAGAGTCATTAAGAGTTGACCCTAATCCTCCAGAAGGACTTCAAGGTGGTAAAGTATGGGAGCAAAGAGAACCTGATGTTGTCTTAGATACATCACAAGATTTTTCTTTTGGGGACGAAGCTGAACTTGAAGCATTTGATTTTGGAGAAGTAGAATCCATTCCTTTCATGCCTATGTTTACGGAGCATGCCTCTAAAGAACAAGCTGTTATAGCCAGTGCTAAAACAGGCTCACCTGTAGAAGTAATACAAAAGCAAATTAAAGCAGGTGACTACCAGATGGTAAGCGAAGCCTCTAATGCTTTTGGAGAAGAATTCTATGGGGATATGTTTTCTCTATATGAAAAGAATATAGAAGAAGCTAACACACCAAAAGAAGTGGGGGTGTTACTAAAAGAGTTAGAACAAGAACTTCAACGTAAACCTACATTAGCAGAGCAAAGAGCTTCTTATGTAAAAAATATAATCCGTACAACAAAAGGTTACGAAGGTGAGACGGATATAGAAAGTTTACATCCCGTTCTACGAGAGTCCGTTAAGAATAACTTAATGTCTAACAACCTTTCTAAAATGCAAAATGAAGCCGATAGTAGTGCTACTTATTTAGGTATGTTTGTTGATTTTTTAGAGCTTACAACTCTTGTAGGAGCTGGCTCAGAAGAACTTTTAAAAGGGGCTTCTGATATATACGCCAACTTAGACAAGATGGATGGACTCCCTTTTGATAAACAAATGGCTCTTATGGAGTCAATGGTTGAAGCAGCCAAGAACCAAGAAACATATTTATTTAATAACAACAACTCCTTCATTGCTAGTGGGCAAATTGATACCCTATACAACGCTGTACTTCAAGGTGCAAGAATGAAGTCAGAGGGTTACACTGAAGCTGAAGTAGGGGCTATGCTCGAAACAGGTTTTAATGGAACTCTCTTTATAACACAGGCTGCTGGTTTAGCTAAGAGCATAGGAGCAATGGGTAAGTTTCTAATGCGGCGTATCCATTCTAGTAGAAATTTAGCTGAAGCTGCTAAAGAGCAAGAAGAATTAATGCAAGGGTTATTGCGCTCAGAAGCTATAAGGCGACTGTCCCCTGATAATGCTCAATATAGAATGGAAGGGACTAGTCCTTCTGCTCCTCAAATTATAGAAAAAACTACAGATAAAAGAGATGCTCTCACTAAATCTGCTTCTGCTAAAGGTTCTCGTAAAGAACGTAAAGCCCTTGAATCAGAAAAGAAAGATTTAGCAGTGTTATTAAATAAAACAGAATCAGAGGACTTAAATAAGAAAGCTCGATTGTTATCTAAAGACAAAAAGATTAAATTTAAAACGGCTTTAAAAGAAGTTAAGGCTGAAAATGATGCATTTAAAACTACTATAAAAGATAGACAGAAAGTTAATCAAGAACTAATCACAGATTTTGATATTGCTGCAAAAGCAGAAAGTGACCTTTCTCGTACAGAGACAATGCTAAGAGATGGTAGATTAAAAACTTCTGATGTACTTGTACCTAATGGTGAGTTTGCAGTTAGCAGTATGCAAAGTCCTACAATTAATCCTACGGGACTACGACCTAATCAAGGTTTGTTTGATACGTTGTATAAGTTTGTTCCTGATAAACTTAATATTGTTAGGGGGACTAAAGGTTTAAAAGGTCTTGCAGAAGAAACGGGTTTGACTCCAGAGGAGGTAGCTGAAAGATTAATCCCTACACCTACCCCTGAAACAGAGCAAGGTTTTCTTTATGTAAATGAAAGAAGAATGCTTAATGACCTTATTTTTGTAGATGAGAATATACTTCCAGAGGAAGGTATAAAGCACAGTATAGGCCAAGCGTTAGGAAGAGAATTAGAAAAGCCTATGGGGACTTCCCTTACTCCTGATTATTCAGCTACAGGTTTCAAACATAATGATGTTCCGGAAAGTTTAGGAACTTTTACTTTTTTATTAGGGGATGGAGCTAAAGGTGGTTTTAAAACAAGCGATGAAGCTACAGATGCTATGGAAAAAGCTGCTGTTGGTTATAAGTACAAAGTCGTAAAAAAAGAAAATGGATTCTTTGTTGAAACTGAGTTAGACCATTATTACAACCCTTACTCTGATGTTAGAGGTTTAGATATAAAAGGGAGTACACCTTCTTGGGCTATCTCTTGGGCTTTAAATCGTTATAGAAATATTGAAGAAGATTTAATTCTCGGTTTGTCGGCTATGAAAAATGTCAACAGAAGTCTAATGCAAAAGATGGAAGACAAAGCTAAAAATGCAGTAAAAGTTCTTTCGTCAGAAGAAAATAAACTTTTATTAGATCTTCTTGAAAGGGGAGATTCTTTAGAGGAAGAGTGGCTTGACCTCGCCAGCATTAAAGCTGACTTAAGTTTGGATGTTCCTGAAGGAGTTTTTAAAGCCTATAGAGATATACGTGGCATTTATAATGACATTTATGCAATACGAGAAAAGAACTACTACAACAAACTACGTACAGCACAACAGAAGTACATAGATTTTGAAGATGGAGAAGACTTAGGTATTGGTAGGGCTGTAGAAAAAGATACAATTGACTCTGATGTAATATACGACTCTCTTTCAAAGAAGGTTATTGATATAGAAGATTTACCTGAAGGAGCTATTGTCGTTAAACTAGGTGTTCCTAAAAAAGTCGGAGAAGAGTTTTATACTTATTCTATTGTGCAGCCTAAACAGATAAAGCCTTTAGAAGCGGGTCGTACACTAAATAGACGAAAAGGTCATATTGATAGAATGTATCGGGATGCAGGTTGGGTAGTAGAAGCCCCTGCTAAAGCTGCTAAGATGGTTGATGGTAAAGCAATATCAGCACCTACTATTACTCATATAGTTAAAACAAAAGCCCAAGCTGAAAAAATAGCAAGTAAAACAGAAGGCGCAATAGCTAAACAAAGCAGAGAAACGGAGGCTTTAGAAAGTGATATATTTGGAGATAGTGAAAGTGTCCAGTTTGGATATGGAGCTAGCCATTTAAAGCATCGAGGAGAGCTAGTTAAAGGTTCGGATGGGGTAGAAGGTGCAGATACATTAAATGGATTTGAGTCCTTATTTAAAAGTATTGGCAGCCTATCTTCAGCTTTAGATTATAATGCTTACCAAGCAGTGCGTATTAAATTTAACAAAGGTTTTGCAGAGTACCTTAAAGAAGGAGCTACTACAGAATTTCTTCCTGTTTGGGATGATATGATTAGTAAGGAGGGTATGAAAAAGCTTAATGCTAATCCAGATATGCGAACTGAATTCATAAACCATCATGCTTATTTAAAATCTTTACGGACAAATACAAGGGGTGAAATTTTTAAAAGTGTAGATATGGTTCTTCGTCCTATATTATCCCCTCTAAAATTTGACCCTAATACTCAAAAAGCAGCAACAGATTTACAAAGATTAACTTCTGAATTATATATTGTATGGAATGGTTTATATCAAGGTCTTCAGAACTTAGTACCTGTTTTCTATAATATGTCTACAGGTGGAACTTCTGGACTTCAAGCTGTAGCTATGCTTCCTGCTGTATTGTTAGCTTTTAAAACAGGCAATATGAAACCTCTGAACTTTATGGTTGGAGATGAGGCTTTAGCTCTTGAGTTATTTGAAGAGCTTAGTACAAATGGTTTGATTGATGCTGTAGGAAGAAGTAATGATTTCTTAGATTTAGCTCGTACAGAAGGAGCGACTGTCTCTCTTTCTAAAACAAAAGCAGGTTTAAGAACAGTTAAAAAAGGTCTTTATGACCTTCCTAGAAAAGCTTCTCTAGGTGTTCAGGAGAGTGCTATTGTAACAAACAATGCCTTAGCTTATCTACTAGAGTTTAATGAGCTAAGGAAGTCAGGGAGAGCGTTTGATGGGAAAGGGAAAGCTGATATATCCTTTCAAGCTCAAAAAAGAACACAGTCACAGAATAGTTTGGACAGGTTCGCCTATCAAAACCAAGCTAATCCTGTAGCTATGGCTGGGCAATTTATGCAAGCAGTGCATAAGTTCTTTTTAGATGCAGTAATAGAGCCTCAGTGGGAAGTTATACGCAAACCTATTAATGCTTTAATGAAACCTGTAACGGATAAACATCTTGGAAGTTTAGGTAAAAATAAAGGTAGGTATGCGGATACGTGGAATAAAGCTTTCATGTCTACACTTATTACATATGGCTTGTTTGGTTTAGAAGGAGGTATGGGGAAAGGTCTTGGTATGGCCTTAGAAGACCAGATACGTAAACAATACGAACCAGATGAGATGCCAGCTGTATTAGATGCGTTTCTTGATGGGGGTTTAAATGCAGCTATAAATTCTACAATTGAGGATGGAGGTAGTGTAGATGTAAATGCCACTATGAGTCCTTCTGCCTTTGTAGATATGTTCTCTAATCTTGTGTTTGCAGATTTCCCTCAAGTTAATATGTTAGGAGCTTCTGCTTTTATGATGGGAGGTATAGCGGAGAGTCTTCAGGCTTCCTATTATAGTATAAAAGCTTCTTGGGTTTCGGAGGAAGTTGACTGGGATGATTCGGCAAATGCTGTGTTTTTAGAAGCTGTAGAAAACTTAAAATTTCTAGATGTAGCTGTTAAGTCTTATGTTATATACTGGACAGGAAGAAATGCTTCGGCACGTTCTTTAACAAGTGACATTCCAATTTTAAAGTCAGAAGCCCTTGCTAAAAACTTAGGTATACAATCTGAAATGGCTGCTGATTACTTCTACCGTACAAACTTTGGAAAAGTTTCTTTAAAAGGTGAGGATAAGAATGCCAGTATAATAACGGATACAATGTTACAGAACTACGCAAGAGAAGCTATCGGTGCTGCTTCAGGTAACGCTCTTATGGGGAATGGTGATGTAAAGTTAGGCTTTATGGAACAAAATAAGATTAGGAGTAAATGGATTGCTACTGCAAAACTTCTTACTGACCCTGATTATCATCCTAATATAGAGAGGGCTTTTTATAATAGAGGTTTAAAGTTTGGTTCACCTGATTATGAAATATACACTAAGCCTTATTTAGATAAAGCTGTTGCAGGGAATAAAACTGAATATTACAAACTGGTAGAACAGAAAGCGCCTCAAGGTGAGGGTAGAAAAACAATTAAACATATTCGAGAAGGCACAGCCATCTTAGAGGGGAAATAGTGGTAGATTTTACAAGAGAAATTAAACAAGCAACAGAGACAGCATCCGCAACTCCACAACTTGCTGCTCCTTCTAATTCTTTAGGCGCAGATATTGTTAATGCGGTAGGCACTGGAATGCAGTTCTATCAGCAACAGCAAGCTAAGACGCAACTTCAAGAGCTGACTCAGAAACAATCTGCTCAAGAAAGGATGATTGCTGAAGGTATTATGGGCTATAGAGAGCAAAGACAAAGTATTGCTAATCAGGAAGGGATCACACGAACACAACTAGCTGAGTATGATAAAAAATTCTTATCAAGATATCCTCCTGAAATGCAATATGAAATTGTGTCTGGCACTAATAAGCTAACAGGTACAAACCTTGGTGCTATGTCTAGTTCTATCTCCGCTAAAGAAAAAGAAAAAAGAAATGCTGAAATGGATATTAAGGTAAAAAGAGCGACAATGGAAGATGCTGTTGCTTCGTCTTCTTCGAGTTCGGGATATAGTGTACATGGTATACAAGATATGTCTGAGGAGGAGTTGAGAAACCTCCATATACAAGGTCAAATAGACGCAGGAGAGAGGCAAAGGAGTTCGGCTGTTCTTACCAAAAGTATAGCTCAAGGAACTTATAATGAAATGGAAGCTAAGAAAAAAACTAAGGCGTTTCTTTCAGCAGCCCTTCCTCAATTTAGAAATCAATTCTCATCCTCTATATTAACAACTATTGATGGCTTAGGCGGTTTTAATAATATAACGGGGTTAGGAGGAAAAGAAGCTATGCTGGATGTGATACAGCTTCAAAAAAGGAGTATTCCTCAACTCATACTTGAACAACAACAAAACGCTAAAGATAAAGGTATAACATATTCTCTCGAACAACAAAATGCTTTTAAAACAGCGGCTACAGAAGAAATAACTAGAGCCGAAGAACTCTTATCAGATGAGTCTTATGTTAAATTGTTTGATGCTCAAAATGATAGGATTTTAAGAGACGGTTTATTTAAAATGTCTACTTCTAGTGATCCCCAAGAAAGGGCAGCCGCTATATCTACATTAATGATGATGTCTTCAAATATACCTCTAGGTGATGTGGAAAAATCAGCTATAGCTAAAATTACAAGTAGAGCTATTTCTGGACAAATAAGATTCAATATTGAGGATGATGAGTCTACCCCTGCACAAAAAGTAACTGTGCTTACGGAAAAGATTAAACAAGAATCTCTTGGAGGAGGTTATAGCGAAACGGACAAAAAACATAACGCAGCCATAGTCTTAAATTCCATTACGGGAACGAAGCAGGAAGTAAATGCTTTTGCTAACGCTGGTGGGATAAATAAATTAGCTCGTTCTATAGCTAGTACAGAAGGAAAAAGTTTATCTTTAGAAGCTTACGCTGAAATAGAAGAGGCTTTGTTTTCAGAATCTTACAAAAGAGTAAGTGCTGCTCAAGCAAGAGCAATTAATACTCAAACATCAAGAACGTATAGTGCGGGTACAGGAAGATCTTCTGATAGAATAATGGTGAGTACGGATGTGCTTAAAAACTTTTCTCTTAGTCCTGATACGGGGCTGCTAGAAAACATAAGTGGTTCATACGTAGTACCAGATAGTGTTAAAAGATATAATTCTTATATGAAGGATTTATTTAAAAGTTTTGAAATCTTAGGTGTAGACGAAGGGAGAGTTAAGGATTTTATAGATAATGCTATAAAGTCTATGATGGTTCTTGAAGGAAAGCAGCCAGTAATAACTCCCGTAAAAACTAAAAAAGAGAGTGTAGCTGCTCCACCTCCAACACCTAAACTTACTCAGATAGATTACTCAGATTATGACGATGGGATGTATGAAGATGAGGAAGGGAATCAGATAAAAATCCGTAAGGGTAAGGTTGTCTAATGGATAAAAAGAAAGCTGTCTTAAAAAGAGTAGCAACTGAAGAAGAAAAAGTTGCTAAGGTTTTCTCATCTCATAAAGAAGATATAGCTCTTCTTATAAGCACTCTTAAAGAAGCAGGGGAAGCCTCTCAGAGTACAACAGAAAGTATCTTAGATAGGAAGTCAAAAGAAACAGAACTACTTGTACAGACGCTTAGAGAAGCTGTAGTAGAGGGTAACAAAGAAGATACTCTTACACCTCAGATTTTATTGCAAACTGTTAAGCAATTAGATGTGTTAGAGAAGAGTATCCTTGGGATGATTGTAAGCATACAAGATTCTAATAAGGAAGTGGCTAAAGCAATAGCGGAGAGTAATTTAAAGCTAGTTGATTCTATTGAGAAGACAAGGAAAACTGATTACAAAATGAAAATAAACAGGGCTGGTGGCTCTATTAACGAAATAACAATTAAGGCAGATGTATAATGGCACTTATTACAGACCCAGATAACCTAAACCAAGGCATAGAAATAGTAATTAATACTACTGCTTTGACTATTACACTCGCAGTAGCAGGTAATCTATCTAACGATGGTGTTACAGGGCAAGCGTTGTATTCGTTCTTAAAAGAAGAATGGCGTACCGATGATACTAAGATACCCTTTGATTTCCCAATGGTGGCAATCACGCCAGAGCAATACGAATTCGTAGAGGGTTGGGTTCTAGTAGATGATACAAGTCGTAACCTTGTACGTTCTGCTGGTTGGAGAGAGATAGATGCAGGTAGTGCAGTTAACAGGGAATATATGGGGGTCATATCCCTTGGTGACATTGACGCTTCTGATACGGCTCATTATGCTTTTTCATCTCAGTCTACTAAAACTGACTTCGCTTTTGCTGGTGTTATTAACCAAGGGGTTCAAACTTTCGGTGATGCTAGTAATGGTAATTTTGATTATCGAGCAGAGACCTTAACTCTATACATTCGTACACAGGGTAAGCTATACGGCTCACAGACTACTACCGACATCGGTGTATCTGATTTGTCTTATATTGCTTACCGATTCCCGTTATCAGAAAGTAATGACTTAAAGATTACAACTTCTGATGGTGATATCAGTACATTAGCTCCGTATACAGGGATGAGTATTACTTATGGTGCTGTAGCTCGTAGCATTGGAGGTACTCCGTATAACTACTCAATAGTTATAGATGGTAACAATGCCACTGCTGAACAGATATATCAGTATGTCCAATACCAACTACGCCAAAATGTAGACATTGATGATGGTGCAGGCAGTGATAATGGGCTTCTAGCTGAGTCTATGTTACAATTTGTAGGGGATAACCTAGAAACAATATTAACATCTACTGGTGGTGTTTACATTGATAACTTCAATAGTAATGATACCAACAGAATAACGTTTACAGATGATACTGGCGTAGGTCGTACATTCCCATTCGTAGCAGCAGGGAGTATATCTTTTAATGCCAACCTTCAAAGCGACGCTAGTGCGATTTACCGTATGTTTTATACTACTAATCCCTCTGGAAATTTTGGTACTTCAAGTGCTATTTTGGTAGATAATAATAGTGCTGTTGATATTTCAGGTGCTATCTCTGGCTCTCAAAGTATTAGTTTTGATTTCGATTACGATGGTAATGTACAAGGCGGCAGGACAGCCGCAACCGATGCTGATGTTACTATTGTAGCTATTGGCTTGAACTCTGCACAATACGTTGTTGCAACAGGTACGATAACACGAGCGGTTGGGTTGAACTTCTCGCTAGTTGCACCTCTTGAACGTAACTATACTAATCCAGCATAAGAGATAGATAATGGCTACTATTACATCAAGCTCAACTCGTATTACTGTCAGCGGAGCTTACAAGGCTTTTGTTAGCGGTTCAGGTAGCTCAACAACCGTTATTCAATATGCCTCTGGCAACGCTCCTACTTCTGGTGATGCAGGGCGCTTTCTGTTGTGGAAGGTCAACCCTTCTTTAACTGCAACGTGGGAAATTAGGTACATTGAAAGTGCTACATCTTCAACAATAACCGTGGGCGATGGGGGGTTTAAAAGCTCACCACCGTCAGGTGCTTCTTTTACTATAAGCACAAACCTTGCTGATATTGAAGCGGCAACAACGGCTTGTACGGTTGCAGGTAAATCTTACTCGTTTAACGGAAGAGATTGGAGTGTGACTGGTAGTGGTTTCTTAGCAGATGTAGATGTTTCGATAGACACGAAAAACCAAAGCGCGTTATCGTCTTGGCAAGCCGCAAACGGCTGCGCTGTGCAGTTTGGAAGATTAACAGGTGGTGAAGCTAACGGTTCGACAATCACAAGGCAAGGTTGCTATATCTCATTAGATAACGCTAGGACTTCATTTGGCTCAAACGTCTTTGGCAATGGCGGTTCGGAAGTAGCTAACGGCCCCGTCTTTAATTTTTACGGTTGTTACATTAAAAACTACACAATCTCAGCGGGAAGCTGGGCTTTTATGAGAGGTACTGGGCCAGTAAGAATGATTGGTTCGATATGGGATGGGCCAATAGGTGGGGCTTTTTATCATTCTGCTAGTGAGTTGGTAGATACTAAATTCAGAGGTAACACTAATTTAACACCTGCTTGGTCGATACGTGCAACCTTTGGAAGAGACGTATCTAATGTTCAGTTTGCCAATGGGTTAGCGGCATTTAAGACTCATCTCACTTATACAGGTGTGTTCCGGGATACTGTCTTTGATTTAGACTCTCTTAACACTGTAGTTTTTCTGCAAAGTCAAAGTTCAGGTGGCGCAACTCTGGTTGACTGCACTACTTTTACAGATGCAGACATCACAGACAGCGGAAGCGGTTATGTATTTCAGGCCAAAAGCGTCAACTACACTCTGGCGAATGCAGGTGGTACAGGTCTGTCAGGAGTAAAGGTAGCTATATATGATACAGATGGGACTATACAAGATGCTATACGCACAAGTTCAAGCGGTGCAGTTAGCGAAATTGTAACTATTTTTAACAAGTATCAAGACAGAGCACCTTCATCAAACAAAACCCCCTTTGACATACGAATTAGAAAGTATGGTTATATCTACTCAGGTTTTCAAAGTGCAGTTAGTGAACCTATTAGACAGGAAGTCAGGCTGCCAGTGAATACCAATCTCGTATCTAACGAGGCACAAGCGGCAGCGATTACTGGGATTTCTCTTAACTTTGCTACTGAAACAGTCACGATAACCTCTAATCACAACGCGCAAAGTCTTTATGATTACTACCAGTATCAATTAACGCAGACAGCTAACATGACGTACGGTGAAGACTTAATACGCACAGGTAATTCGTTTAATTTTGATGATTGGGATATGGTCGTAAACGGAGCAACTTACACTGGTGATGCAACTACTACAGGCACGATAAGCCTAACAGACGGTGGTGTATTCAACGGTGTTAGAACAGATACTAACGGTACAGTAGCTCCACCTGTCACCATTACGCTTACCAACCTACAGCCAAACTCAGAAGTACGCGCATACGTTGGCACAAACCCCGCTACAGCGGTAGAAATTGATGGTGTTGAAAATAGTGGAACGTTATTTACGTTTAGTCAAACTGAAGCGGGTAATGATGGATATATTGTTGTTGCGGCACAAGATTACGAAAATTTGAAAATCAATCTAACTTATGCCTCAGAAAACCAGTCAATACCTATTCAGCAACGGTTCGATAGAAATTACAGGAATGAATAATGGCAGTAGCTACATTTGATGGAGACACACTTCTAATACAATTGCCGACTACAGGTACGTATTATGTTGAATCTGAATTATATAGTGCATGGAAGGAGTGGGTGCTGCTAAATGATAATGCGAAGTACCCCATAGCCTTTGAGACAACGGGTGGGGATGACATAGGGGGTGGGCAACAGATAGCCCCATACTTCTTCTGTAGGAATGATCTAGGGTGGAGAATAAAAGCACCTTCTGCCAATGGGGAGGTTATTGTAGTAGGTAACTTATTCCCTCGTAACTCCTTATCACCCATGTTTATAGAGAGTGGGGGGTTTGATGCATTTATAAGACAGGAAGTATCTACTCGCGCAGTGGTAGTAGAGACAGGAGTATCAGGACTAACATCTGGGGAGTCTCAGATACTAAGTACAATGAACTCATTAGTAGATGAACTGCATAAATTGCAAGGACTTGATGATTCTAATCCCTTAACAGTTACACAAACGCAAAGGTCAGTAGGGAGCATTGTTCAAGCCTTGACAGGGGATGGTCTTAATACAACAACAGTAACACGTCAATGAACCCGTTTAAGATAGCTACAGATGGTCTGCTAGGTGATACATTAGAGATTGCAGTTAGAGGTCTGCTATCTATTACGGATGTAGTAGATGTACCATCAGGTGGTTCTAGAATAGTGTTTAAGGATAATCTAGATGATGAGTTGTTATTAATAGCATCCTCTTTTACTACAATTCTTAACAAAAGGATTTAATTAGAAGGTAGGATTAGTAATGATGTATAGATAATTACTTAAGGATTATCTTTAATGTAATCAATATTTAAAATCTGTCAAGCATAAATGCGATGAACGGTCTATATTATACGATGAATGACATATTAAGAGGAAATTATGCCAAAGAAAGGTGAAACATCAGCGAACGCTTCAGCAAGAAGTAAACAGCAGAGAGCTTACAACTCTACGCCTAAAGCCAAGAAAGAACGTGCTGCTAGAAACAAAGCCCGTAGCCAAGCTATAAAGAAAGGGAAGGTTGCTAAAGGGGATGGTAAGGATATAGACCACAAGAATCCTCTACGCAATGGAGGAAGCAAGAAAGAGAGCAATACAAGAGTAAGGTCTAAGACTGCTAATAGAGCAGACAACGGGAGTTACAGCGGAATGACTCGGAAAGGAAAGAGGAAGTAAAGAAAGGGGCTATATAAGCCCCTGTATGCGTCTGTAAGAAGACTTCTTTATTTATACTAGAACATTATAGGTGGGAAGTCTTTAGCTCTTTTGAGACTGTCTATCGCTTCCTGTATATCTTGATTGAAGTCTTTATATCCTCTCTGTCCTGCCATTAACATTTTCTTAATAGCATGAGCTATGGCTGGGTTCTCTACACCATAAGCATAAAGAACATCATATACATCAACAGTCACGCCCTGATTAAGGAGTTTCTTGTGATACTTACTCTTTGGTTCTTCCTGTAACTTATCTTCTATAGCCGCTACGTAATCTTCTATTTCTTTATGGTAATGAGTCATTATTTATCTCCTGTCAATGCTTCCCAACCTACTGGGAATTGTTTTTTGATTATGTTTCCTAACTTCTCAGCAAAGACTTGTGCTTCTAACTGAGAATTCTCTTTAATTCGCAAGTTATATACGTGAGCGAATGCAAGTAAGTTACCTGTCCATATCCAGCTTGTCAACATACTTTGTGGAAGTACTATACGAGCCAACTCTGGAGCAACCCCTGCCTCAATCATCTGCATGTAAGTTTCTACTGCTTGATTGATAACTTTTAAGTAAGCTGTTCTTACACTCGTCGTTTTATCTACCCACTTTACAACGTCACCTCCACTACCTTGCTTAATATTCTTATCAGGTCTCGCTCTCCAATCCTCTGGGTGAAAGATCTCAATACCATCATCCACATATCGTCTACTTACTTCGTTCCATGTAAGACCTGCTTGATGCTTCATAAGCTGTCTTGCTAAGAAGATTGGAGACTCACATCTTACTTGTACACAGTTGTGCCTGAAAGGTGTCATGTGCTGGTGTTCACCTAAGTAATTTATTAACTTAGCATCCTTCTCATCCATAGTCTCCTTCCACTTATCAAAGGACACACGGGCTGAGTTAGAAATAGATAAATCACCTCCCATACTATCTACAAGTTGAACTTCAATACCTTTCATTAACTATCCCTCCACTCAAGATAATCTGTCACGTACTTACTCGCAGTTGCTTTACCGAGAGGTGTATTATAATACTTCTTAGCATACCTACCAAGCTTATCTAAGTAACCGCTATCACTCTTTGTTGGTATAGCCTGTGGCACTCTGTAGTAATGTGTTCTTGCCATAGCTGTAGCATAAGATAGGTTAGTAATTAAACTCTCCCCTTTCAGACTACTTACTAGACCATCAATGACTACGCCTAAGCTCCTATAATCTAGGAAGTTAGCCCAGATATCAGCAGACGTACCTAGTTCCATTTGGTAGACACCATAAGCCCCTACTCCATCAGGTACACCTACCTGTCTGAGGTACTTCCCACCTTTACTCTCATGTGCAGCAGTCATCATGAGGAGGTCGACAGCTTCATCGCTATAATGTATTTCATTCTCTAAGTGCCGTAAGGTGGGTACTACTACGTAGTCTTTAAATTGTTTGAAGTTAATCATTCTACATCCTCCGTAAGTAATAATTCTAGTTTATAAGTATTGACGCGATAACTCCCTTTATCCCCATGCTTTGCCTGTCTAGTGAGATAAGCACTAGTTCCACTTCGGCTACTGAACAAAGCACCTTTACCATTACGATAGACAGCACCCCATTTCTTAGCTACATCACACCAAACTTCAATTGTATAGGCCATCATATTTTACATGCTCCACCTTCACAATCATCATCACTCTCTTCATAAGCTACGACGCCACTAGGAGGTGTTGCAAATAAATCTTCTTGTTCAGCTAAAGGGTCTTGTCTCTGGTACACGTAGTTCTCTGACCAACCCTCTGAGTCTAGGTACGTGAGTGTAATGTACCCAAAATCAGCTAAAGCTAGAAGTTGTTGTTCTAAGAAATCTACTCTGTCATCACTTATCTCATACATCCAGCAGTCGTGGATAGTCACATGGATGTTTTTAAAGCCTAAGAGGTCTACGTGGTCAACTATCTTTATCCATTGATGAGCTTCTATTTGGTACTTTTCTTGGTATGTCTGTTCACTGCATAATACAAATTTCATTTCTTACCCCTAATTACTATTCATTAATAATGTACTACGCTTCTCTTTAGATAGGAGACTTGTTCTATCTCTCAGCACCTTACCACACCCATCACATCTGAATACAGAGAAAGTACTCAATGTTGTGTGTGTAGTCTTATTCTCCAACTTCCTAAGTTGAGTTGAACCACATCCATTACAGCGAGGCTTATCATCTTTGTAATGTAAAGCAAGATTGGGACTATTCTTATCCCAATGTCTTACTGCCCTATACACCTTCTCTAACACTTCTATGTCTTGGTCGCAATAATCTAGCATGTAATCTAAGGAAGCTACATCATTATTCATACACTTATGCCATAAAGCTATGTTAGTGGAAGACTTACCTTCATCATTATCCTTCACATAGCGTACTACGAAGTCCATCTTATTACTTGTTAATGCGAAGTTCCCCTTCACAATCAACATTGGGTCAATGATTTTGTAAGGAGTAGGTTCTAACAATTCGTACTCAAAGAACTTAGCATTCATTTTCTTCTTATCGAACTTCTTGCCATTGAAGGCTATAACAATATCCGCTGCATCTAACAACATCCATAGTGAGCGAACCACTTGTTCTTCGTAGTCGGAGTACGGGAGTTTCTTACCATGTAGATGAATGGAGTCGTGTATCATCTTCTCTGTACCTAACCACCTTGCACTCCAGCAGATAACATACCAGTCTTTAATAATACTGCTAATACCAATGTTTTGATTCCATAACCCCCAAATGTAAGCCTGTATCATTGATGTTTCAATATCAAATAGCAGTATATTGGGTTGATCTTCCTTCTTAGATGGTGTTTGTAGGTAGTCATCCTTAGCAGCCTTACGTAGTAAATCACTCACTGTTGACTTACTCTTATTAAGCTTCTTAGCTATGGCTCTCCAACTTAATGTTGTTGTAAGAGCGAGAGATATTGCCTCTGATTTCCAATTAGTAATTCTCATTTCTATACCCCTTTGCAAAATCCCAAGCTTCTGCGAATGTGATGTCAAGTTCTTCCCCAGCTTCAGGTGAAAGAAGAAACACTTCTTCATTTATCTCTTCTATCAATGTATCTGTATCCCCACTGTGTATCAGAGATATCCAATAGTTATATTTTTCTAGCATTGCTTTTCTCCGCATCCGTTCTTTTTTTGTGACAAGGTTTACATAATACACGTAAGTTATCTGCCTCACAAAACAATCTTTCACAGAATCCAGCTAAGTCACTGTAGTCCTTTAAGCTTCCTGCTCCTACAATGTGGTCTACTTCTACTTCCTTTGTCTTAAAGTCTAGAGAACAGTCAGAACATTCATACAACCACTTCGTTCTATTATCTGTTCCTGTGTAAGGTTTCTGAGCTTCTTTTAAAACTTGATACCGAACAGGATATCGACTCCAAGCTCTCCTTAAACAACTCCGTATGAAGCTCCAGTATCGGGCTGTTGTCCATGTATCCCCTGCTTTATTCTTTACACCTCTGGTGGTTGCCATAGTATAGGCTCTCCTCTATCTGTTAGCTCTCTCACCATCCACAGTAAATCCATATTCTCTTTCAGTTTAACTTCGGCTTCTTCACCATGCTGTCCTTCATATGTTTCTTTGACAACATTATATAACTCCGTTTCTGTCGTGCAATCTTTGAGCGTGTTGTAGACTTTGACATTACCATATCCCTTTATACCGACAATATTATCTGTTGAGTCCCCTAATAGAGATTGAGCGTACAACCACATCACACCCTCTCCATATAGCTTCTTCTCTTGCCTCTCTAACTTACCCCAGTGATCCACATAACGCAAGGGAAGTGAGTCTCTGTTGTGTGTCTTCCAAGAGTAATGCCAACCTTCTACTTGTAACAAGTCCTTATCAATACTACAACATATGGCATCTTTGTCTTTTGTGATGTGCATTGCCATTGCATCATCTGCTTCCATCCCTTCTATTAAGTCTGTGTTATACATATACATTAGATAATCTTTTATATACTTGTACCACTTAGGCTTATCTTTCTTTCTATTACCTTTGTACTTATGGCTCACTGCCAACTGTTCTCTAAAGTTACCCTTACCTGTTAGGTAGACTTTATATTTACTTGTACCTGCACTTTTAAAAAGATTTTTAAAGAAGTTTTCAATTCTTTCGTCTACTATCCAACTCTCTTCAATATCTTCACTCCCCCAGCCTATGCTATATAGGAGTATGTCTCCATCAATAGCGAGTGTTGCTTTCTTTAATTCTGGCTTCATGTATATCCTCCAATTCCTGCTGTCTTATTTGTAAGTGCACCCGCTCGTACTCTAAGGACTCTTTAATATCTTCCTCTGTTTGGACTTTATTAGGATTACTAAACCACTGCGGTGTACTGCTCATACTTTTTAATTTACTCATCACTCTGCACCAATTCTGTTTCTAAGTAATCAATAACTTCTTCAACAGTCTGATTACTAATTCGTTTCCAACGTTCATGTTGTGATTTTATTTTTGCTAGAAGAAGTCTTACTTCTGGATTTATCATGATTACTCCGATGCTCTAATTTGAATACTTTGCTTTGCACACAGCTCTAATACTTCACTGTTATACTTCTTACCAACTAAACATATGAAGCGTTCTCTATTGTAGAGACTAACATCCTCCGTAGAAGATACTGCCACTTCATCAAAATGAAAATAGAAATCATTAATAGACATTTGATAACCCTCCAAATACTTAGCTTTCTTTATTCGAATATCCATTGCAACCCCCTGTTGGTATAAAGACCCCGAAGGGTCTCTGTTATTAATTATACGTCGTCATCATCATAGTTGTTAGAAGGAGGTGGAGGGGATGTCTTAACAACCTTCTCTTTGATAGTCACACCTTCATACAACTCCGTAAACAACACTCGCACCTCTTTGTACCAAGCAATAGCTTCAATAACTTTCTCAGGGTTCAAAAGTTCTTCCCCACTATAGCCGAGGACAGACTCTGCTAAGTTCATGCACTGCCCTACTTCAGCAGGATTGACATTGCCCCGTCTAGCTGGTGCTGATGTAGCGTATGCCTGTTGAGGCTGTTGCATCTGGGGTTGAGCAGAAGTCGCATCTGTAATACTGAATGTCTTCTTCTTAATGTTCTTGAAGTCTCCATTCAAGTCGTACATAAACTCTACTTGCATACCCTTAGCTAACTGAGTCCAAGAGTCACCTGTCTTGATATTAATTTCAGATTTTTTAATTGTGCCGTATGAATACCATTCACCATCTAATTTCAGGGAGGCTCTATGTGTGTTGCCATATGAATCTTCGCTAGGCATTTCTTTAATACTTACTGCTTCTACATTACCGTTAATTGCTGGCATTCTTTTCTCCAAATGTGTATTTAAAATTATCTTCTTCTAACTGAATAATTCTTTCATGTATTTCTTGGGCTGTCAACAGTGTAGTTAAATAAGCTACCTCCACTGTTAATTTAAATCTAACCGATACCCCTTTAGGTGTCTCACACATGTTAATAATATCATAGGGTCTGATGTAATGTGTGTACCCCTCCGTACAAGGTATTATAATAAATATATCTGGTGCTTTCATCTTTATCTCCTAGTGTATTTCTGACCAATTTAAACCAATCTCACCTTCTCCTATCTGGGGTAAGTTAAGATTGAAATACTCTCCTGACTCTCCAATACTCTCCTCAAGTATAACTTTAACATCCTCCGCTATTTCAGGTTTAACTTCAAACGTGTATTCATCATGAAAGAATCCGACTTGTTTGAAGTCTACCCCATCCTCATACTTAGCGTCTAATCTTTCGTTAACTAAGACAGTCGCGTGTTGCATAACTAATGCTTCATCACTCTGTACTGTATACACAAGTATGTTCTTCTCATCTCTTATAAGCACATCCCTACCATCAAGAGCTTTAATGCGACCATTGTAATACTCTGTCTTCTCCTGCTCTCTCCCCTTCCACTTATACTTAACCTGCCTACTCCTAGACCTCTTTATCCATTCTCTCTTCAAATGTTCTTGCAGTTCTATCTGAGCTTGGAAGACTGTATCGAATGCTTCCTTAATAGCTTTACCTATCTTAATAGCTTTCTTTTCATTCTTCTCACCTGCCATAAAGCCTAATTTCTTAGCACCACCTCCAAACTTGTAGGCATAAGAGAAGTTCTTAGCGGCGCTACGGTTAATAGGTGGTAGACCCATCTCAGCAAACAGAATATTAATCTCATCCCTTGCTCTACTATGACTGTCTGTACCTTTGGATTTGTCCCCATTTAATATCATATCCTCAAAGATAGGATCTTTAATACCAACATCCCTAGCTCTGGATATAATCATACGGTCTTGACAAGCAGAAGCATCTGCACTCACCAGTACCATCCCTTCCTCACAAGTGAAACACTTCCTCATGTGCTTCCCATAGAAACTATTTAAATTAGGAACATTAGCTATGTTTGCATGGCGTACACGATAAGTATCAGCGAAGCCACTAATACGTGACTCAAGCCGAGCATCAGGACGAACCCTATCAAGCCAGCCTTGGATGTTACTTTGTCTGTGCCTACATTGAACACGCTTGCATATAAGACCACCAACTTTACTATCAACACCAATAAAAGAATCATCAGCACTAAGCTTAGGACTAGTGCGCTTAGGATTACCATCTTCATCTACCTCCTTCTTACTATAATTATATTCTTCTGGCTGCCAGCCCATGTCTTTTAGCCATTCTTTTACTTCTTTGTCTGAATTAAGATTGACTTTTCTAAATGTTATTCTGCAAAAAGCACCTCCTATTATATCCCGATTCCAATTTATCCCTTCTCTCTCTATCCAGTTCTCAAGTCTCACATGGAGCGTACCAGCTTTAGTAAAAGGATTCTGGAAGCCACTGCTATCAGCATTCTCATCTAACCTATCTTCTTTAATGATTGGTAATATAGGTAGAGAAGATTCTAGTACGTTATCTATCCAACGTATCCACTTAGTTAGTTGATGTATACTTTTCTCACATCTATCAATATCTAACTTCCAACCATGTTTCTCTTGTCTACTGATAACCCTCATGAAGTCATGTGTGAGCCACGCAGAACGGGGTGGAAAGTGAGTTCTGTTCCAACTGCCAAGTATGTGTTCATACAAAATATGTGTTATCTCTACATCCTCTACACATCTGTGCATCATAGCATCTGAGAATACAGACCAATCCTCATGCTCTACCTTCCCCCTACCCAGTGTATAACCCCATGATGCTAGACTATGTGAGCCACTAAGTTTCTTACCTGCCGCTTTATAGTCTTCTTTCATCTGTGCAGGTACTTGCCTATTCTTAAATATCTCTCTCGACATTAATACCGTATCAAGTATTTTACCCTTGTACTCATACCCGTATATCTTCTTGATTAGGGGTATATCATACCCTATACCGTGGTGCATGATGAGATACGTACACTTCTCTAACATCTTTAGGATGCTTTCTTTCTTTGTTAATCTGTACACCTTACCTGTATCTAAATCTTTAAATACAGCGCAGTGTATTGTATCAGCTTCTTCGTAAAGCCCATTCGCTTCTATGTCACATACTAATTTCATATACTCACCATTCAAACAGTTGTTGTGTATGTTATAAGTTTTTTAAAACTTTATTTAAATCTTTTTTTATCCTGAGTTCTACACCTTGTCTTGTGATACCTTCTTCCCTACTAACTTTCTTTATAATACTATCCTCATCTTTAGTTAGTTTCTGTTTACCTGCTTTCTCTAAGATATATTCTTGTGTTAAAGGTTGGAACATACTAAATACTTCCTCACAGTAAATTGATATTTCTTGCTGTGTCGTATACAGGTAATTTTCCCTTTCCATTTGCAGCCAATCCAACCAATCCTTATTCCTGTCATTGTAACTTCCAAGATTAATAGACAGTTGTAATGCAACTTTGTCTTTTGTCTTATATTTTAAAGCACAGAGAGACAACCAATTACCAAATAAAAGATGTATATACGTTGACTCTGCATAAGCATCATCGTACTTATAATTAGAATAGAAATATGCAGCAAAGTCTTGGAATTTTTCAGCCATTAAATCATCAGGTATCTTGGCTTTATGTAAAAGTCGATATACAAGTTTTTGTTTTTCATGTAAGTCAATCATCACTTTTGATCCTTTGGCTCACAAGAACGGGGTGCAAACTCAACAGCATCTCTCGTTAACCGCAACTCCTCGTAACATTCATCGAACCATTCTTGTAGTTCTTTATTTTCTTTCTCAAGCTCTACAATTTCAGCCATAAGAAAAGCGTTTGATATTTCTAGCATCTTAATTTTCTGTTTTTTGGTTGGCTTAGTCATCACTCTTGCTCCTTTGGGCGCATTATCAGTAAAGATACATTACCTTTAGTTATTGTTAGTGGCTCATTGTCATGTTTATCTAGTTGCATATCCATCGAAGCCAAAAAGTGTAGTGTTATTTGATTAAGGTATTCTGCCTCAGTCATGTTGTTTAGTTTGCAAATTTGAGCTATGTCAGTCATTCGCCTTGCTCCTTTTTCTTACTTAATAGTGTTTTAAATATCGCTTCTAAGGTCATTCCAATAATCACAACTATAAACGCAGTAAGGAATGGGCTGTCACTCATAAACTCAAAAATTGTCATTCGCCTTGCTCCTTTAGTGCTTTAGCTAGCCACGCTAAGTTATATGTAGACTTCACTGCTTCTATAAACTCCTCATTGAATGGCTTAATATTGTCGACAAAGTCGTGACATCCTTGTAGCCTAACAAGTTGGCTAACCTGTAACTCTGTTAAGTCCTCCCCCCATAGTCCATCCCTTATTAAATAAGCCACTGAGGACTCCCCCATACTATCAGCTTTGTGTGCTGTCTCATCATCCATCATGAAGCCTACAATGCAACATAAGCCCTCACTACTACGGTACATACAGCCACTAGTACCAAAATCGGTACTCTGTTCCCCTTGATCTAGCAGCTTATTAA